AGTGGGAACAGCTGGTAGAGCTTTGTTGGCAACTGCTGGTCAAGAAGGTGTAAGATTTGCAGCAGGTGGTTATGAGGGTGCTCGCGATGATAGATTAAAAAGTTTAAGTATTCCAAAAACTTTATTTAGAACAAAAAGTGTAGGTGCTCAGTTAGAAAAAAATCAAGAAGCTATACTAGAAGGTTTTGAAGACATAGAAGATGCAAGAAAAACTAATTTAGCTATTGGTGCAGTGTTAGATACAATTACTACAGGTATAGAGAGTAAATCATTTATGGACAGAACAATAGAAGGTTCACCTTTGACAAACAGAGAATTGTTAATGGCAGAAGGTGAAGGTAGAGAAAAAATAGGATTAGGTGATTACTTGAGCACTAGATTTACTGCTAATGTTCCAAATGAAAAGTTTTTCGAGTTTTCTTTAGACCAGTTTGACATTAAAAACCCTACTGCTTCTCAAGAAGAAAAAAATACTTTTTTAAGAAAAATATATGACTTATATCCTAATTTAGCTATGGAGAGAGGATATGACCCTTTTGAAGATGCTGCTTCAATTTATGGACAAGGAGAAGGAGGATAATATGGCTATAGAAGATATAATGAAAATGAATAACTTACCACAAACATTTAGTAATAATCCTAATACTGAAATAGCAAAAACTGCTAGTCAAGGGATTGGTTCTGGTAATGGTGTTCAAAGTGCTCAAGCTGTGCAAAGCAATATGAGCCAAAACAATATGAGCACTATAGACTTTACACAAAATCCATTAGATATTCTTACTAGTTTATTTCCTAACGTAAGTCCGAGCACTTTACAAGATTATACACCTTTTATTGCTCCTATATCACAAGAGCTTTATGATGCAGCAGACCCTAACAATGCTATGTATAACATTCAGTTTCAAGAACGTGCAGGTTTTGCAGGAGACGTTTTAGATATGAGAAGAGGGAAAGCAATGAATCAAATTTTTTCAGCAGCAGATAGATTAAGAGGAACTGCTGGTAGAAGAGGAACAGGCTTAAATATAGGTAGAGATTTTATGGGAGAACTTAGTAGAGAAGCTAGTTTCTTATCAGAAGATATGTCAGGAAGTTATGGTAAAAGCTTGTATGATATTACTTCAAGCATTGTAGATGAAATAAATAGAAATAAATTATTAGTCTCTCAAGCAGAAGCAACTCGTAGACAAACAGCTATGCAACTAGCAGGTCTAGGTGAGTTCTTCGTACCAGACCCAAATGCAGATAATAACCC